GGTTAGCTAAGGTAAGACCGGCAGTCTTATTAATATTAATCGTACCGGTTACGTTATTGTCGCCAGCCTTAGATACATAAGCATCGTTAGCTTGGGCAAGCGTTAAAGCATTGCCGACGTCGGTTTTCTTAGCATAAGTACTTTCGGCATCGGTTTTAGTTAAATAACTTTTTAATCCATAGTTAACAAATTGTTTACTAGCATAACCAGTTAATTCATCCTTAGTAGCGTAAGCATTTAATGCTGTTCTTAATGCATAATCACCTACAGGAGCATATAACGTATTAGCCTTATCTTGTGTTAATAAAGACTTATCGTTATGTGTAATGGTATTAGTATCAAAAGCAAATACATTCTGATTATCTGCATTTTTAAATAAAATACGATTATTTTCAGATACGATATTATAGCCATTTAACTTAATAGGCGTGTTATTCGTGAATGTATACTGACCAGTTAATGTAGCACCTTCTGTTTTCTTAACGAAAGGAGTTAAATCAATATTTTCAGCAGTACCAGGAGGTCCTTGAATACCTTGTGGACCACGGATATTTAATACTTCAACGAGTACGCCATTATCCTTTTGATAAATATGACCGTCTGTGATAGCTACAAATTCATCTTCATTAATATTGTCAGCATCAGCATTCATTTTTTCTACGGTAGAATAGGTATGACTTAATGTAAATGATTTACCATCTTTACCTTGAATACCACGAGGACCTTGTTCACCACGAGGACCTTGTACGCCTTGAATGCCTTGTTCGCCTTTAGGACCAGTTAAGCCAATATCACCTTTAGGGCCAATATCACCTTTATCGCCTTTAAGACCTTGAATGCCTTGTGGACCTTGTGGACCAGTATAACCAGTTTCACCACGAGGTCCTTTAATTGTATTTAATTCTTCTGGTGATAAGTCAGATAATGTAAACGTATCACCTTTATCGCCTTTAGCACCTTTTAATGATGCTAACCATTCATCGACGGTACCAGTGAAGCCTTCTTGTTTAGCAATTTCGTAAGCAGATAAGCCACGAATTTCTTTTAATGCTTCTTTGGATAAGACGATATTTTTATTTTGACCACGATTTAATTTAATCATAGAGTCACACCAGCCTTAATTGTCATATCACCATAACAAATCACTTCATCTTTTTCATTATGAGCGAGGCGTACATCATAATAGAATGTTTCTTCTTGGATATTATCGTAGCTAAACATAATAGAAGATGTATCTTCGCTATTAATTAATAAGTCGATACAGTTTGTATCAGTATTAAATGTAGGCATAAAAGAAAGTACGACACCGCCTTGTGGCGAATTACGTCGTACTTTACATGTGATATTGCCTTCTATATATCTGATAATTTCTTTTGTACTGTCATCTTCGACTTGAATATTGAATATATGGTCATGACCTTGGTATACATCGAGATGTAGATAAGGAATACCAGCGAATTTAATTTGTTCCATTTAGTAGTCCTTTCTTATTGTACTTCGACTGTCTTAGTGAACATCAATTTCATTCGTGCATTATAGAATTTAATTGTGGTAGGTCCTGTTGTAGATGGTAACGGTACTTCTATAGAGCCGTTTTTCATATATTGAATTTCGCCGTCATTAATTTGGAATGGCAAGGTTGTTCCATATTGAATATTTATTTTACCTTCATTCACTGTGATATATGGGTCTGCAATACCCTCATCACCAATTAAATAAATAGATGTGCTATTTCTTTGTGCTTCAAAATATTCAAGAAGAATGCCTTCTAAACTGTCGCTATGAACGAATACATTATTGTCTAATAATAGATTTTTAATTTTAGCGACAGTTTCAAGATTTACATTATCACCTTGCGGTCCTTTTAACTTTTTAATCTGTTCTGGTGTAAGCTGTACATTTGCACTTGATGTATACTGATTAATTTCAGATTTCTTTACATAGTCATTTAATTCAGATTTATTGGCGAAGGATTGTCCTTCAATTTTATTAACGTATCGAGTCGATGCATCGCCAGGTGTTAATGCATACTGAGCAATCTCTGATTTCTTAATAAAACCACCTAAATCACCTTTATAGGCAAACGTTTGAGACGCCCAGCCCTTTTGAGCATATATAGTATCTGCATAGGTTCTAGATAAAAAAGTGTCGTTAGCCTTCGCTGTCATTAAATAGCTATTTAAATCTGTTTTCTTAGCGTATGTATTATCTGCATAGACTCTAGATACAAAAGTGTCTCTAATCGTCGTTGTCTGCATATAATTATTTAACTCTGTTTTGAGTGCATATTTAGGGTCACCTATCATAGTAAGATAGTTTCTTAAGTCGACTTTTTTTAGATAAAGGTTATCAGCATCTTTTTTAGTAGTGTAAGCAGATAAATCTACATTACCACCAGTACCAGCTGGTCCCTTTAATTTTTCTAATTGTTCTGGAGTAAAATCTTCAAATCTAAATGGTTCGCCCTTCGGTCCTTGTTTACCATCAGCACCTTTTGGTCCTTTTAAGGCTTCTAATTGTTCTTGTGTAAACATATCATAAGTAAATGGTTTTCCATCTTTACCAGCGTCACCTTTAGGACCTTGTTCGCCAGTATTACCTTGTGGACCAGTTGGACCAATATCACCATCTGCACCACGAGGACCTTTAAGTGCTTCTAATTGCTCTGGTGTAAAGTCTTCATAAGTGAAAGCATCGCCTTTAGGACCTTGTTCGCCTTTAGGGCCAGGTTCGCCTTGTGGACCTTGAGGACCTTGTAAGCCATCTCTACCATCACGACCAGCTGGACCTTGTGGACCAGCAATATAACCAGCACCAATAATACCATTAGTCGGAATTGTAATGTCGACTATTTTAGGTATTCTAGCTTCGATTGTAACAACTTCTAAATTATCCATATATAAATCTCCTAGTGCATACTAACGTCTGGAATAAATGTAATGCTACCCATCATAATTTTATAGGTATATGTTTTGCCGATAATAAATATGTCGTATTTACCTTGTTTAATATCTCTAGGCATTTTTAGGCTTGCTTCGGAGCTAATATTGATATAAATACGATTATCTTGAATACTTGTATTAGCTTCAATTAATAATTCATAATTTTTATCTCTGATTTTGCATACGGCTCTAGCATCTGTTAAATCAAAGTCGCCTTTAATTTCGTATACACGAGACCAGTCGGAGCCGATATATAAAGTCTCATCTTTACGTTTGATTTGTTCCATTATTAGCTCCTTATGCTTTTTTAACAGCTATACAGATATAATTAGCACTACCAGGAACCCAATATTCTTTACCGTCACCTTCAAGTCTAATGTAATTCCCTTCATAACTAGGGGAGACACCATCTAAGCCTTTTAGTCTAACACCAACATGTGCTGTTCTTCCGTTACGCCAACATTCATAATTAAGCATATTACGAGCACCGCCTTCAGCAATGTCATAGTACATTCTATTGACATTAGATTGGTCCATAGATAAGAGCCATGTACATTCGTTTTCGTTGAAGCCATCTGGAATAGGTAGTTGCTGACCGTCACGAATATTGCCATAAGTAACAGAAATATCTTGAAGTGTCATAAATGGTTTAAATACTGGTTGCCCGTCTTTGCCAAACCAGCCAGGTCTATTTCTACAGCATAAGTTACTTTCTCTAGTAGCAGTGTAACTACCTAAATCTAAGTTAGTTCCACCACCGTCACTATCCATTCCACCGTCAGAGATAGTATGGAATCCTGCTCCATTTTTTCTGTTAATTCTAATATAGGTATTTTTGTCTATCTCTAAAGGACCTGTCATTTTATCGCCAGATTTTTTAACGTAGCTATTATCTAACTTCATGTTAATATCGTCGGCTAGTTTAGCAGCTGTAACAGATTTATCGGCTAATTTTTCAGTCGTAACATTCTTATCTCTTAATTTAGGAGTCGTAACACTACCATCGGGATGGTCGATAGGGTTAGCATTTTTATGTGCTTTTAATGCATCACTACCATCACCGATAGCTTTATCGATTTTATCCCAGTTATTATTTCGAAGGTTTACATCATATTTTTCTTGTTCGGCTGGTTTGAGTAAATTTATATTTTTTGTATAAGTAGCCATTATTTAGGTAAGACCTCCTGGTTTAATACAAAATGAGTAAATTGAGCGAGTTCTTTATGTGTATACCGAGCTAAATCAATGTGACGGTTATACAATAAATCAACATCGTAGATAAGATTCATAGGAATTAAATCTTTAAGCAATTTAGATACAGCATCACGTTGTTTTTTAACGCCCAATGATACTTTGAAGTGAACATTATAATTTTTATAATCTTCAATAATTTGATAGTTGCCTTCACCACAAATACCATTTAGAAGTTCTCTTAATTTAATTTCGGTATAAGGACGTTGGCCAGCTAATGCCAACAAGATATTAAATCGTCTATCATCAATAGTATCGTCACTAGCTGGAATAATATCTAATATAGTTTCCCATTGCGTTAAGCCATGAGATTCAGCGGTCATAATAAACTGTTCTCTGAATATTTCGACCATCGTATTCCATAAGGCTTGCATTTCGATACTTTCGACTCTATATATTTCTTGCATTTCAGCAGTTTCGCCAGATACTGGTACAGCAAATTCGGATAAATCAATGATACGAGTATAGTTATCAAATATAGTCATAGATTATCCTTTCGTTAATGTAACAGTGCCGAGTTTAGGAATTTGATGAGGTTTTAAATCAAGACGTTTAACGGTTTTGCCATTAATTTTAATATCGCCTACATCAACTACTTTATCTAAATCAACAGCCAAAGAAGTGACTACAGAAGTACGAACAGTAACAAATTGATTTTCATTTTGTGTGGCCCATTCTTTTCTTCTGACTAGCATTCTTTCTTCTATTTTTTTAGTTAATTCAGCTTGAATTTCACTAGGTTCATGGCCAGCTGCCATAACGACAGGGACTTCATAATTAACGATAACTTCTTCTGCTGCTTCGACTGTAACAGTATGTCCAATAGGTGCTAAACCATATCCTTTACCTTGATTAGGAGTAGGGTCAAATACATTTTGTACTTCTTTAACGAGTTCAGCAGATGGTTTATTAAATTCATTATTTACAAAGACGACTTTAACAGTGCCACCACCATTCCAGCATCTGTAAATTTTAGAACCACCAGTACCATTAACCGTTAATACTTTTTCTTTATAATCAGCACCATTACCACCGTAGGCTTTAGACTTTAATGCACGGATATATCTTTCTCTGAAAGCTTCCGTATCTTCTTCATCTTGACCAGGTACTAATACTTCTGTAATTTGTGCAGATTGTAGTCCAGGAATACTATTAATTGGAGTGATACGACCTATACAATAATTGCCTTTAGCACCAGGAGTTTCACAGATTAATTTAAATTCATTGTTAGCCAAATTAATGGCTTCAATCACACGAAAATTTAAATCTTCGAAATTAAAACGAGTACCGATATCGACAGCTCTATCGAATACACCTTTCACTTCGGCTGCTGTAGCTTCACGAGGTACGATATTAAATTCGAGTGCTCTTAATTCTAAGAAAGCTCGGTCAGCTGTTTTAGCATACGTTTGTCTTAAAATAACTTGTGCCATAATATATGCTTCAGCTAACTCA